GAACTCAAAGACCTCATCTTAGATGGGGTCTGCGAGGATGGCACTACATTAGAGCAAGCATTGGATTTCTGTGAGTCAATCATCTTTGATGACAGCTATACCCTAGAAGAAGTTTGCTTGGCTAATGTTTCATACAACACAATTATCTCTGCAAGGCTTAGAAGATCATGGAGCAAAGATTATTTTGAAAAGCCTGAGTCTATCTTTGATCAAGAGATTTGGATTGACCCTGTAGTTTTAAGCAAAGCATTTGCCGTTCATTGGTCTAGTCTTAATAGAACTAAGGGTACTCTTGGATTTACTAGGGGGTATGACTGGACTGATTAGGTCATATCCCTTTCATCAGCATAGACAATTACGCATCTGCAATTAATAACATTTTTTGCACCACCTTTAGAATCACCTGCAAATCCCATTGGAACTCCACCAACAATAAAGTCCTCTGCCATATCTACCGTTTGTCCGTTTGCTTGTGAATGTGTTGACCTTGTTCTTGCATCATTTGTTGCTACCCACTTCTTTAACATCTTTACACCTAAGTCTTTCTCAACGGTTGCATGATAGGCATGATTTGCAAAAGAAGCTGCGCTATGTGTTTCAGTTCTTGCTATAAGTGCTGCACGGCTTCTGCTGATTGGCAAGAATTTATCTGATACCAGTTTAGCTATCTGTGGCAATGTAAGATTATCTGCTCTGCCTTGTTCTATTAGCCTGCTTATTCTTGTTGCCATTCTTTCTGATATACCTGCCAGTATTAATTGTCTGCCAGTAAAATATTCATTAACTACAGCTTCAAAGTCTACGCTTCTACCAAACACAAAGGCTTCATCAGCCTTACGCATCATTTCGTATTTATCTTCATTGAGTTTATAAATAGCTTGAAAGGTTCTTCTGTAATGAGCCAGTATCAGTGGAAAAAAATCTTCGTTTAAAGATTGGACTGCAACAGTAGGCTCATAGATTCCATACTGTTTATAAAGGTGCATATGAACATTAACAAACTTTCTAAAAAGAGTATTTAGCTTTCTAAAAAATCTTTTTTCTAAATTGTTTCTTAAAACTAATTGCCTTCTTGCTTCTGCTCTTGAATTAACTCTGCCTTGCCTAAAATCATTAAGCCTTTTAGTGTTGTTTCTCATTTGCTAGATAATGGATGCCCTTTAGGAAATAAATCAGTGTCATGCTTTCCACCTCTGAACTTGCCTGATGATAAAGCCCTTAAGAAGCTATTTACTCTTGCATATGCCCATTGATCAGGCGAGCTTACACTAGGTCTTACGCTTGAAGGGTTAGTTCTGTAAGCTCCGACACCCCTTCTAAAGACTGCTTCAAGCATTCTTAGGTTAGCTCTTTTAGTCTTGCTGTTGCCGTGTTTTTCGTTGTGATCTTCTACCTTGCCTTTAAGAGCTTCTTTTACCTTGCCTGATAAAGCCTTCTCATCTTCTTTAGACTCTACATGGTCTTGTAAAGCAAACTCTTTATCTTCTTCTGTGATGATTTGTTGGCGTTTTCTTTTTGACCAAGCAAAGCCTGAATCTCCGCCCCAAAGCAACCATGCAATCTTACCTGCGCTTGGATAGCCTTCTTCGCCTTGTCTGAAACCCTGACCTTGTTTGTCTACCTCATGACGACTGAAGAAGCTGTACATTCTTTTAACGGTAGATATAGATAGCCTTTCTTTGGCAACCAATTGATTTGCACGAGCAACACCTACAGCAGTACCGCCCCTATTGAACTTTTTTCTAAGCTCAAGCCCTCTCTTAGCTTCTTCTGCCATTTCACTGGTAGGAATCGTATTAATATCTGACAAAGCCTTTTCTTCTTCTAATAAGAAAGCTATTTCCTTATCAGTTTCTTCATCATCATAATCTTCTAAATCTTCTTCATTAACTGGGTTCTCAGGCTTCTCTACACCTTCGTCAGTAAGAGGGAATAGGTTAGCTGATATGTAGAGGTCATCTGCCCCATCAACAGGTTCTAAGCCAAGCTGTTGTCTAGCTTCGTTTCTAGTCATGATGCCTTCTCTTACAGCAGAGGTAACATTTTCATAGGTTCTCTTAACTCTCTCTGACAAAGCAGGGATTGCATCTATGTCAAACTCTAGTGTTAGACGATCATCAAACAATGGCACTAACCATTCGTTTAGGTCTGATGCCATCTTTCTTAGATGCGGAATAATTGTTTCTTCATACAAAGCAAGTCTTGCTTCTGCGACATTGGCATAAGTCTGACTATCAGGAACACCTACAAGCTGACTAGGTACACCAAAACATAAGGCTATGTCTGTAGCACTCATATGCTTAAGGTTAAGGAAATCCATGTCTTTAGGACTGAGACCCATCTCTTTCCAGTCAAAGTCTCCTTCTAGTAGCATAGGTCTGCCTGCATTGTTAGCACCAGTAAACCTATTATTCATGTCAGTGATAAGTTGTTGTCTTTGTGATTCACTAAGATTGACTGCAAAGCCTGCATCATCTTGTGGTTTAAATATGATTGCACCACTTGGTCTAGCACCATTCTGTAGAAGATTTACATTGTGTTTACTAGACATATTGAATTGATCTACCTCTACAGCAGCAGCACTCATTGGACTCAAACCGTAGTAATCGTCTAATGGATTCCATAGCTTAATGTGTTTAAGTTCACTAAATCCATTCTCTTGATCTATTAGATAGGTATGAGCTACCCTGCCATTGACCATGTACTCATATTTCTCAGGAATTGGTTTGCCACTGCCTTTAATATTTATACGGTCAGGTCTAAGTTGATGCAGTTCTTTTGGCGCACCCATATCAGAACCAGTCTTTAGTATGTAAGCATTACCACTAAGTAACACATAACCAAACAGGCTGTTAAAAAACTCACTGTAGGATTGCAGTGGATTAGGTCTTTGCAATAAATCAATTAACGGATGTTGTTCTATTATTTGATCGCCTGCCTTAACAACAAATGGTACTGCACTTGCACCTTTGCTAATCTCATTAACGCATCTATAAACAATAGCGTTTTTAAGGTAGCCTTCTTTTGCTAGGTCTTGATATTTATACGACTTTGCTTCTTCAGTGCCAACACCAAAGTAACCCATCATGTTTGAATTTTTGCGTTCAACAGGTTGTCTGTTAAACAATCTTTGTAAAAATGTTTGTTCTGCCATTAGCTTATTCTCCAATTTACTTCGCCTTTAGACTTGCTGATCTCGGATATACCCCAAACCAAAGCATCCAATCTGTCAGGACTAGGTTTTGTCTCTCCTGTATAGCTACACAACTGTGATTCTAATTCAGGAAAATAACCAATGTGATGAACACGCCTTTGCTCGTAAAGTGCTGCAACAGGTTCGGCTCTTACCATTTTACCTCTTGTAGCTCTTACAGACCTATAAGGAATGTTTACATCCATTCCTCGTAATAGTCTTTCCACCAAATCGCCACCGTTATTTACTTCAGCTACTATTCTATCTGCATCCCAATCATAAAAGCAATTGATAGCTTTTCTAGCCCAACCGTCAGGGCTGTACTTTCCTGAAGCATCTTCTAGTACATAATACTCATTATTATGGTCTTTGCCTACTACCATGATGCCTGTTTCATCTGAATCTTCGTTGTTTGTTACAGCAGGGTCTATAGCTACTATGATTTGCTTAAGCTCTTTTTCTGTATCTTCAGGCAGTCTTGCTTCATCAATAAGTTTGTTTGACCACAATGCTCCTTCTAATTCTTCTATGATTTCAGCGTAGAGTTCTTGTCTGCCTAGCGTTGTTCCTTCATATCTACGCTTTAACATATCTAATGCTGACTGGGCTAAGTTATCTTCATTCTCAAAAGTTGAACCACTCGTCACACTGACATCATCTCTTTCTACCAAGGTCTTAATCATCTTGTTAGGTTTAGGTGTAGTTGTAATCACGCACTTAGGATTATCTCCAAGTCTAAGACCAAACATTAATTGATCTAAGGCTTCAGGATAACGCCAAGCTGCAATCTCATCACACCATGCTCTATGAAACTGTGGTCCTCTAAGTCTTTCAGGTTCTTGTGCTGCATACCCAACAATCTTAGAGCCATTAAATAATCTTATCTCTGAGAGACTAGATGAATAACCTTTGTAATCTGCACTGGATGAATAACACTCATCAGGAATGATTGATAGCAAGCCACTGTTCCCACCAAAGCAAACTCTGCGCAAGTCTCCGTGTGTCGGTGCTACTACTGCACATATGGTGTTTGGATTTCTTAAGGCGTAAAGAGCTATGTCCTGTGCGCCAGTTCTTGTCTTACCCCAACCCCTACCTGCAAGTATGAGCCAAATGTTATGCTCATCAGCAGGTTCTATTTGTTTTGCTCTAGCAGTCTTAAGCCAATCAGTGTACAGCTTTATCGTTGCTTTCTCTGCGTTGCTCTGCAACTGAGTCAAGCAATTCCATAGCTTCTCTGAAGGCATCTGTTTCTTGGATGTTTGCATTTAGATTCATGTTGTGGGTTGCTTCGCCTAATGCAAGTTTAGCTAACTTCTGTGCATTGGTTGCAGCTTGTGATAATGATGCTATTCCACTTGGTTTATCATTTGACTTAATTAGACCCTGAACATGGGTAAAGATTTCATAGGAAATTTTTAAGGCAAGCTCATCAATCTTGATGCTTTCCTCTGCTAACTGCTCTCGTCTTTTCTCATCAAACTCAGCAATCAGCTTGTGTCTAAATTCTTCTCTCTGCATTTTCCATCCGTCTTTTGCAGACAATCTGTAGATGGTGGTAGAAGAAACATTGTATTTTGCAATCAACTCATCAAGAGTAAACATAGTTCTTTCGCCTGTGTCTAGCTCTACGCCTTGCACATACTCATTGCGGATTGCATCCTTTATCTGATCTGTGATTTTTACTTTGGCTTTTTTATCTGTCATGTATCTATCATGTTTCTGCAACAATGATATTCCATTTTGAGATTAAATTAAAGCTAATTTATTTTTGGATATTCTTGAGCCTTATAATTGATCTGTTTTGTCAGTAACTTTTTATCTCTCTTATTACCTATAACATATATGTATCTATGCTTTGCGCTTCTATGCACTCTCTTGGTTGCATCTCCTAGGTGATGTCTTGAGTGTTTACCGTCTGCACCTGCCATATCTGTTCTTTCTTTGGTTGTGCCAGTAAACATAAAGTTGGTTGCCTGATATACAACCCCTAAGTGTTTCTCTTTAGTGTCTGCGTAAGAGACTATGATTTTAGGTTTGGGTAATAGTTTAAAAGATGCGCCTATGAGAATTGATGCTTCGTTTTTTTTGTTATGTTTTAAAACCAATCTATTTAACTCTATGACATGGTGCTTATTGTTCTTGCCTGCGACTCCTTCACATAAAGATGCAGATGCAGGTATTCCATATGACACGATGCCAACCAATTCTTGTTGCAAAAAAAGACCGTATGCGTAATTGATGCTTGGTACTCTCTTTGCGTAATGAATATTTAAAATAAAAGGTAGCGCTTCTTGATATTGGATTCTGCGAATGCTGTAATCTGCGACAAAGATTGATTCTTCTTCTGCAAACAGGGTTGATTGATAGATACTCATTTTATTATTTCCA